GACGCTAACCTGACGATTGACCTCGGCGTGCTGAACGCCGAACCAGCCGAGGAGTACCACGCCAAGGCCGGTGAATACCTGTCGAGCCATCAACTGCTCGACTTCATGAACTGCCCCTGGCTGTACCGCAAGAAGCAGCTCGGCCTGATCGCCGACGACTACACGCCCGCGCTGCTGATCGGCCGCGCCGCCCACTGCCGCATCCTCGAGGGTCGCGATGCCTACGAATCCCAATTCGCCCTGGGCGGTCCCATCAATCCCCGCACCCAGAAGCCCTTCGGCTCGAAGACCAAGGCCTTTGCCGAGTGGGCTGCGGCGCAGGGCAAGCCGGTTCTCTCGCATGAGAATGTCGAGTTGATCGAGCAGATGGCCTCGGGCGTGGCCATGAACGATGAGGCCGTCGATCTGCTTCTATACGGTCGCTCGGAGGGTGTCGTGCGCACGTCGTACTGCCAGACGCCGTGCCAGATCCGTATCGACTGGGTGCATCCGCACCGGGGGTTGATCGACTTCAAGACCACCAAGGACCTGACCTGGTTCGAGAACGACGCCAGGCGTCGGCGCTATCACAACCAGGTTGCCTTTTACCAGTCGGTCTTCGCCGAGGTCATCGGCGAGCACGTCCCGGTCTACCTCATCGCCGTCGAGAAAGCCGAACCGTTCCGGTGCGGCGTGTGGCGTGTCAGCGACGACACGCTGGCGATCGCGCGGGCCGAGAACGAGGCGGCGATCCGGCGTCTGCGCCGGGCCTGGGAGATCGATTGCTTCCCCACCGGTTACGAAACCTTGAGAACTTTGGAGATCGCATGAAGACGGGGCTAGGCGAGACGTGGCATCGTCGGGCATGGACTGGCGAGGCGTGGCAGGCAAGGCAAAGGCGCATCTCCGCGCCCGGGCGGGACGGCGTGCCGTGCGGCATGGATGCCACCACGGATGAACGCGGCTGGACTCCCTACACCCGCCCGGGCGCTTTTTGATACCTGGCGGGGCCGGGCTGCCGGGGCCTCTTTTCCAAGAAGGCCTCGGGACGTGGGTTCGACTCCCACACCTGCCATTGCCGCGAAGTGGCACGCGGCACACACAGACCTTGCCACAGAAGGAGCGTACACGATGGCCAAGAAAGAAGCATTGACGATTGCACCCCCGAAGTTCGAGGTCGCTGAGTTCCGTATCGTCGGCGTCGCCCCCTACGTGCAGAACAAGTTCAGCGCGAAGGCCCGCGAGCAGATGCGAGCCAAGCAGGAGGCCGGCAGCACAGCCAAGAAGGGCTCGAAGAGAGAGCCGAAGGACTTCATCGCCTCCTACGAGGGGGCCATGCACCGCAGCGCGGACGGCTGGTGCGGCATTCCGGCTCCCGCGTTCCGCAACGCCTGCGTCAGCGCGTGCCGGATGTGCGGTTTCCGAATGACTCACGCGAAACTGTCGCTCTTTATCGAGCCGGACGGATTCGACATCGATGACGGCACGCCGCTCGTGCGGATCACCAAGGGCGAACCGGAATACTCCGAGATGGCCGTCCGCAACGAGTCGGGCGTCTGCGATCTTCGCCCGCGTCCCATGTGGCGCGAGGGATGGGAGGCGGTCGTCCGGGTTCGCTTCGACGCCGATCAGTTCACCCTGATGGACGTGGCGAACCTGCTTCTGCGGGCCGGCATGCAGGTGGGCATCGGCGAGGGTCGACCGGACAGCCGCAAGAGCTGCGGCATGGGCTGGGGCTTGTTCAAACTGGAAAACAAGTAACACCGCAGGCTTGGCGGGTCAAGGCGTGACGCGGCAAGGAAAGGTGTGGTGCGGCAAGGCAGGCTGGGCCAGGCGCGGCAGCGCGTGACGGGACGTGACCAGGTGTGGCATGGCAAGGCAAGACGAGGTGAGGCTTGGCCGGCACACGTACCACACCAGCGATACCACAGGAGCGACAGCAATGGACTACAGAGACGAGCTTGAACAGATCCGTTTGACCCATGATGGCGTCCTTCGCGCCACCGACGTCGTGGAACATGCGCGCAATCCGGAGACCGCGCTGCATGACCGCTTCGAATGGGATGACACGAAGGCGGCGTGGCAACACCGTCTTTGGCAGGCCCGCGAGTTGATCCGAGTGGTAGTGCAGACTCGTCCCACCAGCGATGTTTCGACCCGCGTCTACGTCTCTCTCGCCGCCGACCGTCGCAACGACGGCGGCGGCTATCGCACCCTCGACGAGGTGATGCGATCCAAGACCATGCGAGACGCTCTGCTGAAGCAGGCCAGCGCCGACATGGTCCGCTTCGAGACCACGTACCGACAGCTTTCCGAACTCGCTTCGGTGATCTCGGCGATGCGATCTGCCCGAAAAGACGCTCCTTCGCGGTAAGGCGTGGCTGGGCTGGCGAGGCATGGACCGGCACGGCGGGGCAAGGCATTACGCTGCAGGCGAGGCATGACAAGTCGCGGAACAGCAAGGCAAGGCGTGGCAGGCTAGACGCAGCAAGGCGGGGCTAGGCACGAACAGGTGTGGCACGGCAGGCAAGGAATCACAGGTAAGAAACTGTAACGAAGGAGACATAGCCCATGACACTGATGAATTCACTGATTACGAGCACCACGCCAGCACCGCCGAAGATGATCGTCTACGGCCAGCCCGGCGTCGGCAAGACCACGTTCGCGGCCTCGGCCGAAGCGATCCTGCTGGATTGCGAGAATGGGGCCGGCGCTGTACCTGGACTGACTCGCACGCCGTACCTGCAGTCATGGCCGCAGATGCGCAAGTGGCTGGTCGAGCTGGCCACTACACCGCCAGAGGGCGTCGCCGCCCTGGCCATCGACACCATCGATTGGATGGTCCAGCGAATCGTCGAACACGTCGTGCTGGACCTGGACGGCAAGGCCCCCAATGACATCACGAACACGCTGGGCACTGCCCACGGTGGCTATTTCAAAGCGCGCGAGATCGTTCAGAACATCGTTTACCGCGACCTTCTGCCGATGCTCAACGCCGTGGCCGACCAGGGCGTGGCGATCATTCTCCTGGCCCATGCGACGAATGCGAAGATGACCACGCCTGAGGGCTACGACCAGCGCCTCGCCTCGCCCGACCTTCCTCAATGGATCGCGCCGCCCTTCATCGAATGGAGCGATTGTGTGTTGTACGCCTTCCGAAGCGACGACCGGCGTCTCCTGTTGACCGAGGGCACGAACGTGATCCTGGCGAAGAATCGCTACGGCCTACCCGCCGAACTGCCCCTCTCGTGGTCCGCACTGATGCAGGCCCTGACCCCCAACCACAACACCACGCCCAAACCGGACCTCCGTCTGGTGGGCACCGAAGACACCAGCAACGAGGAGAACTGACCCATGGCTAACTTGAACAATTTCAACGCCAACGAAGTCGAACCCACCACTCCGTTCGATCCCATCCCCGCAGGAAAATACCTGGCAATCATCACCGCAAGTGAAATGAAAACCACAAAGCGTGGCGATGGCAGCTACCTGCAACTGGAGTTCACCGTCCTCGAAGGTGAGTGCAAGGGCCGCAAGGTCTGGGATCGGCTGTGCATCAACCATCCCAACGACCTGACGCAGAAGATCGCCAGGGGCAACCTGTCGGCGATCTGTCGGGCGATCGGCGTGATGCAGCCGGGTGACTCGGTCGAGTTGCACAACATCCCGCTGCTGATCACCGTCAAGCTCAAGAAGCGCAGCGACAACGATGAGCTGACCAATGAGATCAAGGGCTTCGAGTCCAAGTCGGCAGCGGCGGGTCAACCGCAGCAGGCTTCAACCGCCGACAGCACTCCGCCCTGGAAGCGGTAAGGAGGCCACCGTGAGAAGCCAAGGTAAGTGCTGTACGTGCCGGTTCTGGGATGTGCCCCTGAAGGATCGAGAAACGGTCGAGACCGGCGAGTGCCGACGGCACTCGCCGCGTCTCGGCTTCGCCGACGGCGAAGTCGATCCGTTGGCCCACTGGCCGTGCGTCCATTCCGACGAATGGTGCGGTGAGCACGAGGGGGCGTGGTACGGCACCGAAGAAGGGCCGGAAGACCGGCGCGCCCTGTTCTCGAAGATCAACCAGACGCTCGTCCCGGAGGACCGAGAGGTCTGGAACCGGTTCCTCGCAGATCTGCGATGCCTGGCCATGGAAATCCACCAGGAGGCCCACGCGACGCTCGAACCGAATTTCCGGATGCGGCGATTCGCGGGGCGTTTGAGCGAACATCTGGTCGGCGTGCCTTACCTGGAGGGATGACGATGGAGTTGGTCTTGCCGTTTCCGCCGAGTGTCAACCACTACTACCGCCGCGTGGGGCCGCGCACGCTGATCAGCCGAGAGGGCCGGGCGTTCCGCAAGAACGTCTGTGCCCTTCTCGGCGGAAGCGGCATCCGCAAGCCACCATCGGGCGGACGCATCGCCCTGGCGATGGATGCGTTCCCACCGGATCGTCGGCGTCGCGACCTGGACAATCTTCTCAAGTGCACCCAGGACTCGCTCGCCCATGCGGGCGTGTTCGAGGACGACAGTCAGATCGACCTGCTGGTCGTGGCGCGTCATGAGCCGGTCAAGGGCGGCAAGATCACAATCCGGATCGATGAATTCCCCCTGCGTCGCTGCCCGCTGTGCGGCGGCAAGTTCCCCAAGACAGAAAGTGAGCATATCCATGACAGCTGAAACACAGAATCTCACCCTCGACCAGATCCGCATCGACGGCGGCACGCAGCCTCGCGTGGCCATCGATGAGCAGATCGTGGCCGAGTATGCCGAACTCTACAGCACCGGCATCGACCTGCCGCCGGTGACGGTGTTCTTCGACGGCGCGACCTACTGGCTGGCCGATGGGTTCCATCGCTACTGGGCCAACAAGCGGATCGAGTGCAACCAGGTCTTCGCCGACGTCCGCCAGGGCACGCAGCGCGACGCGATCCTCCACTCGGTCGGTGCCAACGCCGACCACGGTCTGCGCCGCACCAACGCGGACAAGCGTAAGGCCGTGCTGACCATGTTGGACGATGAGGAGTGGGCACAGTGGTCGGATCGCGAAATCGCCAGGCGATGCGGTGTCCACCACGAGATGGTGGGTAAGCAGCGCGAATCGCTATCTGGCGGAAACCGCCAGATGCAGAGGCAACGTACAGTTCGCCGCAACGGGACGGTCTACCAGCAAAACACGGGCAACATCAATCGGCATCGCAATCGCGGTCCCAACTCGCCTAACCCTGTCCGCCAGCCGCGACCGGCCCTAGCCCAGACCAATCTCAACCTGCCACACGATCCGGCCTACGGCGCACGCGCCATCGTGTCGGCCATGGGGAAGGACTACGCTCGCAAGCTTTTCGATTCCTTGGAGGCCTGGATCGAGAACGATAATCCCAGCCGCCTCTCTCGCACAACCAGCGAGCACCTTCAAGCTTCCGAAGAGGTCAAGGCTTGATGCAGTCGCTTCTGCCATCTCCCCAAGCGCCGGCGATCACGCTGCGCCCGTACCAGATCGAAGCGGTCAGCGCCGTGTACGACCACCTGCGCCATCGGGATGATCACCCCTGCGTGGTCATCCCGACAGCCGGGGGCAAGACGCCGGTGATGGCGTCGATCTGCCGCGACGCGGTGGGCCAGTGGAACGGGCGGGTGCTGATCCTGGCGCACGTGAAGGAATTGCTCGAGCAGGCGGTCGAAAAACTCCATGCCATGGCCCCGGACCTGTGGAACCGCATCGGCGTTTACTCGGCGGGCCTCAAGAGCCGCGACACCGACCATCCGATCATCGTGGCCGGCATTCAGTCGGTCTACAGGCGGGCGGCGGAACTCGATGCCTTTGATTTGATCTGTATCGACGAAGCGCACATGCTGCCGCCCGATGGCGAGGGGATGTACCGCACGTTCCTGGCCGACGCGAGGGTGGTAAACCCGAATATCCGATTGATCGGTCTGACGGCCACGCCGTACCGAATGTCCACGGGGATGATCTGCGGCCTGGACAACCTGCTCAACCACGTCTGCTACGAGGTGGGCGTCCGCGAACTGATCGTGCAGGGCTACCTGTGCCCCCTGAAGACCAAGGCGGGTCGGCGGAAGGTCGACACGTCAGACCTGCATATCCGGGGCGGCGAATTCATCGCGGGGGAGGTCGAGGCCTTGATGGATGACGACTCGCTGGTCCGATCCGCCTGCCGGGAGATTGTCGATCAGACCCGCGACCGACACTCGGTGCTGATCTTCGCCAGCGGTGTCAAACATGCCCAGCACGTGCAGCGTGTCCTTGGCGAGATGGGGCGCGAATGCGGATTCGTCTGCGGCGAGACGTTGCCGTTCGAGCGGGCCGCGACGTTGGACCGCTTCAAGGAGGACCGGCTCAAGTACCTGGTCAACGTCAACGTGCTGACCACCGGCTTCGACGCCCCGAACATCGACTGCGTGGCGTTGCTTCGGCCGACGAACTCGCCGGGCCTCTACTACCAGATGGTCGGTCGAGGCTTCCGCCTGCATCCGTCGAAGGCCAACTGCCTGGTCCTGGACTTCGGCGGCAACATCCTTCGGCATGGCCCGGTCGATGCACTGCAGGTCGAAGATCGCAGCGGCGGGTCCGGCGAAGTGCCGGCAAAGGAGTGTCCCGAGTGCCAGGCGGTGATTCACGCCGCCTATGCGACCTGCCCCGAGTGCGGCTACGAGTTCCCGCCGCCCGAACGGCAAAAGCATGACCAACAGGCGTCCACGGCTGGCATCCTCTCCGGCGAGGTCACCGAAACCGATTACGACG